TTATTTAATCTAACTCTAGACTGTCAGTTTGTTTCAAATGGAATACATCAAGAAAATCCAGGTGGATTTGCAAATTTGTATTTTAATATCGAAATTCAATCTTCAAAAGATTTTGGACTGCGGATTGAAGGCGGGGCAGATCAAAGGGTGTCGCATTGCCTGATAACTCAAAGTGAATTTGAAGCAGCAAAGCGAACTGGAATTGGAATTGCGTTATACAATGGAGACGCAAAAATACATAATACAACAGTTAGATTTTGGGGGAAATGCCTTCGTGTAACCGGAGACACAAATCTAATAACTGATTGTCATTTTTATAACGGCAATTCTTCGATTGATACTCCGCTTACAGACACAATCAATATTGAAATTGAAGGTGGATACAGAAACACAATATCTAATTGCTACATCGATAAAGGACTTTGTGTTCTTAAAAATGGGTCAAGCACACAGGGTGGAGGATTTAACAGTAATTGGGTTGGCAATAAATATCTTGTAGCCTCGAGTCCATATTATCAAACCTCAGTATTTGTATTTGATGCTGAATCTACTACAAATAAATCTTTCCCGCGAGAGTTTGTCCACATTGGAGCTTCTCCGACTCTTCCTGTTGAGTTTGGAAATATTCCATTTGTAAAATTTATTGGATCATCTGGAGGCTCCTGGGATTCTTTTTGCACACAACTCGCTGTAAACATGGAAGACAGTGGGGCAATGTTTAACTCAAATGGAGACAATAGATTTGAGACAATAGTTTCAAAACCGAAATATTTTCAAACTTTAGATGGAACCGGAATTATTTGGACATCGAGCAATTCCAGTGCAGGGGAAGATCCCGGAACTACATGGAACAACAAGGAGATCAGTGATGGATGCAATAACATCCGAAGAAGAACAGTTGGCAAAGGGGAATTCGGAACCGGTTCTCAGTCTATTGAAGGAAGTAGAACTTCATCCTCTGGAATTGCTGCAAATCTTTACTTTATAGACAGAAGAGGAAACGCTAACTACACGACAAATGACACGCAAAATGCTTACATAGCACAAAGATGTTACTCTTCTGCTGGAAACTCGAACTCGCTTGCGGTTGTTCTTTCAAATGCAAATTCTTCTTCTGAAACAGAGTTAACAAGATGGACATCAACCTCGTTTAGACCTGGAGTTCATGCGTCGTACGACCTCGGTGTAACTGGGACATTTGCATGGAACAATGTTTACGCCAACGGTGTCATTGGGCCTTCTGATGAAAGGCTTAAATCAGAAATAGCAGAAATAGATGATGCTGCTCTAAGGGCGTGGGGGAGACTCAATCACAAGCAATTTAAATTTAATGATTCAGTAGACAAAAAAGGTTCAAATGCCAGAACGCACATTGGATTGATTGCTCAAGAAATAAAGCAAGCATTTGAATCAGAAGGCGTTGACCCATTTAAATATGGAATTTTGTGCTACAATGAATGGGCTGATATTTTTGAAGAAATAAAAGATGAAAACGGAAGCGTGATTGAAGTAATTCAAACGCAAACTGCTGGGAGCGAGTACTCAATAAGGCATCAAGAAGCTGCATACCTGGAAGCAGCTTATCAGAGGAAGATGATTCAAGAGATTTTGTCAAAAATCCACACGGTATGAACTGGGTAAAATCCATACTTCCAACTATCGGCACGCTTCTCGGTGGACCGCTCGGCGGGGCCGCCGTGGAGGCTGTGGGAAAAGCCCTGGGCATGTCTGAAGCTACCACCGACAAGGTGCAGAAGGCACTCTCGAGCGGCAACCTCAGTGCTGATCAAATGGCGGCTTTACAATCTGCTGACATTGAACTCAAGACTCGGATGGCGGAGCTTGGCATCGATGCCGAAAAGCTTGCTCAAGCAGACCGCGAGAGCGCCAGAAACATGCAAGTGCAGACTGGTAGCTGGGTGCCGGCCTCGCTGGCTGTTGTTCTCACCATTTGTTACCTCACGATCATTTGCTGTTTACTAACCGGAGACATGAAATTATGGGAGAATCCCACGCTCACTTTGCTGCTGGGTGGACTCACTACGGGGTTTACCTCGGTGCTGTCATTTTACTTTGGTGCATCGCACACCTACCCCACCGATAAGAAATGAGTCTGAAAGAAGAAGGCATCGACATAGGGTTTGCTATAGCAGGCCTATTTGGGGCGCTTCTGATGATGTCAAAGACAGCAGGGCTGAACTCTGGCAGAACGGTTCTGGCGACCGTTGGTGGTGCGGCATCGGCAAATTATGTAACACCGTTGATCCTGCATGTGACCAAACTCGATAATGATCCCACCTACAGCTATGCGATAGCGTTCCTGCTTGGTTTTGCCGGTCTTCGAGCCATCGAAACTCTTACCTCAAAGATTCTGACTGATGAGCCTACTAACACTCGCAAACGCTCTCGCTAATGTAGTTGTAGCTCTTTCCGTGGCGGGAATGGCGATTCGCGTGTTCGGAGATGCAAAGCACAACATTCATCAGCACCCAGAACTATTTTGGATTCGCAAGTTTATATCGTCCTTGGTAATTTGCGGTGCAGTTTTGAATCTACTTACCTTGTCCACACCTAGTTGGACGGAAGTGGTTCTGAATTACGGTTTTGCCACAAATTATCTTTTTTCGCTTTATTACCATGACCGTACTACCCGTACCTCAAATTCCTCAAATGCAGCAACGGTACCTAAACGGCGTGCCACCAGCCGGTCTGCAAGTGCTGCAAAAGCCGCACCGCGTACTGCCTCCCGCAGGAAGTGACGGTAATGGGCTGCCTCCTGACACAATTACTCCGCATTCAGGTATCTACGATGAACACGGAAGACTTCCAACACCGGCATCAAATCTTACATTCCTCGCTTATGCTTGAGCGAAACATCGAGGAGCTGGTCAAGGTTAACTTTGTGAATCTGGCGGCGTTTGTCGTCAGCATCTCAGAGTTTTCCGAGATCATTAAGTTGCTGGTGATGATTGCTTCGCTGGCGTACACGATTGTCAAAATTGTGCAGACCGTTCAGGAAATTAAAGACCGAAAAAAATGAGTGAGTTTGAGAAAGCTTTGAAGTTTGTGCTTGAGCACGAAACCGTCTACGCCAAAGGCCATTACGGAGACATGAACTTTGCGATTGTGGAGAACGAAGAGGGCGATTCCGGGGGGCGCACAAAGTTTGGTTTGGATTCTGCCAGTCATTCCGAGCTGAATTTAGACACGTTGACCGTGGAGGAAGCTGGTATCGTATACAAGCGATGTTACTGGGAGAAAGCACATTGCCCGGAAATGGCATGGCCCCTTTCGCAGATACAGTTTGATGGCGCCGTGAATACCGGCGTTGGTCAACAGATGAAGTTTCTACAACGCGCCGTGGGAGTTAGCGCTGATGGTGCCTGGGGGCCAAACACAAAACGGGCCATGATAGAAACCATTAACGATATTGGCCTGAAGGCTTTGTCTATCTTTGTGTGCGATCAGAAAGAGACTTTCTACCGCAATCTGGTCGAAAAGAAACCGCATCTTGGTCGCTTTCTGAAAGGATGGTTGAACCGGCTGAACGACCTCAGGAAAGATTGCGACCTCGCGTAAAGCACTCAGAGCAAGACACAAGAAAGGCGCATTTAAAAAAGTGCGCTTTTTTTATTGCACGCACAAATAGCGCACGCTAGATCTGTTCTCGACATGAAAACACCAACTTTTGATGTCAAAGGAGTGATCAAAAAGTTTGGCGGACGCGCACAGCTCTACAGAAAGCTGTGTCTCGCCAAAATTCAGATCTCACCTCGGACATTGGACAACTGGGTCGTGAGCGGGATTATCCCGTTGCATCGACTGCTACAACTGGTCGCCATCGCCAAAGAAGATGGCACTACACTAAAAATCGACGACTACATCAAAAATGACAAACCCAGCAGAAATGACAGTTCCGCAGATAGCGGAAAAAATGGAAAACATGCGCTCGACGGCGCAGTACATTAAGCTCCAACTTCAGCACCTTGAGGCTGAGTTGCTGCAACGAACCTCTGGCGATTTCATCGCTGAGATGGTGCAACGGGAAAAGAGCCATGGCTCGATCTCAAAAGAAATCGACGGCGTCAAGTTGACCTACGATGTAAAGCAGACCATCTCTTGGGACCAAGAGCGGCTGCGTTCCTTGTGGGAATCTTTGCCGCCAGAGATTAGCAGCAAGCTGATCAAGACCGAGTACTCTGTTTCGGAGGCGGTCTTTAAGAACCAGGTCGATCCCGGCCTGATTGACGCTCTGGTGGACGCCAGAACAACTAAACTTGGGATTCCTACAATCAAACTGAACAAAAAAGATGCTTAAATTCACCAAAGCGGACGACCGGCTTAAGGTCGCACGCAACAAAGTAACGATGTGCATTTTCGGTCCCGCTGGGGCTGGGAAGACCACGCAGGCTCGGACACTGGATCCGAAAAAGACACTGTTCATTGACTTCGAGGCCGGCACGCTGGCTCTTGGGCGGGACTGGGCCAAAGACAACGTCTTTGACGTGCGTGGCGTAGCAGGCACCGTAGGGTGTCACCCTTGGGAGTTGGCGCGGGCTGCCGCGCTCTACATCGGCGGACCGGATCCATCAGACGCGACAGGCAACTACAGCAAGGTCATGTACGACCAAGTGTGCGGCATGTTCGGGGATCCCAAGGAGCTTGAGCAATACGACACCGTGTTCGTGGACTCCATTACCGTGGCCGCCCGTGAATGCTTTAAGTGGGCACAGACCCAGCCTGAAGCTCTCAGCGAGCGCACCGGAAAGGTTGATATGCGGGGATCTTATGGCTTGCTTGGCCGCGAAATGATGCGCTGGATCACTCACCTTCAGCATGCTCCGAAGAGCATTGTGATGGTGGGTATCTTGAACCGAGAAGAGGACGAGTTAAAGCGAGTCCTCTGGGAGCCACAGATCGAAGGTTCCAAGACCGGCAGAGAACTTCCTGGTGTGTTCGACGAGGTGCTCACCTTGTCCAACCTCAAGGCGGATGACGGCAGCCTGTACAGGGCGTTCGTCTGCCATGAGCAGAATCCGTTTGGCTTCCCTGCCAAAGACCGTTCCGGGTGCCTCGAGATGATCGAGGAACCAAACCTTGCCAAGATCATCGCGAAGATTCGAGCTGGCAAACGTATCGACAACTTGCAGACTACACTTCCTACCAAATCCGAATAACATGTCCTTCTTTTCACCCGAAACATCGAATACCGGCAGCACTTCAATTGAACTGATCCCTGCCGGAACCATCGCCAAAGTCGTCATCGCAGTGCGCGACATCAAGCATTCCCAGAGTACCGGAGGCCGGTATCTGGATCTTGAGTTGATCATCGACGGCGGCAGGTTCGACCGTCGCCGTGTGTTCACGATTATCTGTGACCCGTGGGACGACAAGACCTCGGAGAAAGCCAAGGAGATGGCCGTGGGCACCATTACCCGCATCATGGAATCCATCGGCGTGTTCAACCCGTCGAACCCGGAAACCTACAATGTGTTCAACAACGCTTCGATCAACGAAGTGGCGATGGCGATGTCCGCCAAGCCGGTACACATCGTGATCGGCATCCAGAAAGGCAAGGATGGCCGTGCAGACAAGAATGAAGTTAAGGAATGGACCAGTCCAAATCCGAGAAGCAATGGATACAAATCGTATGACCTAGCCATCAAGGGCGCCGAATCTGTGTCGTCTCCAACACATGCAGATGCAATACAGGCAGCAAGGATTGCTGCGGCAAGTCCAAAGCCCGCTCAAACGGTGGGAGCGGTGAAGCCGCCTTGGATTAAGTAGTTAACCGCCGGTTGTGCTGGTTCAACACAAAAACGAACTAGCCAGTACAGCCTGCTTTCGGTACAACCCACCCCGTGTACGTGGGGTGCACGCTCAATACGCCATGCTACGCAGGGAGATCCTGCGGGAAGGTTCGTTCATTTGACCCTTGTGAAACAGCTATTGAGACTTTTTTATGATTCTTCGACCACGACAAAAACTATTTGTAGAGAAGTGCCATGCGGCACTTGATCAATACGGCTCCGCTCTTGGAGTCGCACCGACCGGAGCCGGCAAAACTGTCATGCTGTCCGCTGCCGCGTCCCGCTACAAGCGGGCGCTGATTCTTCAGCACCGAGATGAACTCGTCAGCCAGAACCGCAAAACATTCACGGCTGTGAACCCAAAGAAGCGCAGCGATTTATTCACGGCAGATCGCAAGACCTGGGGCGTCCACGCCACATTCGGCATGGTCCAGACTCTCGTCAAGGAACGCAACCTTGCTACAATGCCGGGGGATCTTGATCTGCTGGTAGTGGACGAGGCCCACCACGTTGCCGCAGCGTCTTACCTGCGCATTATCGAGGAGTTTCGCGAGCGCAACCCAGAAGGGCACATTCTGGGGTTGACGGCTACCCCCCAGCGCAGCGACCGCAAAGCACTGATCTCGGTATTCCCAACCGTAGCCGACATCATCCAGCTCGGAGAGTTAGTGCAGGGTGGTTTCCTGGTGCGCCCTAGAGGGGTGGTGATGGATCTGGGGCTTAAGGCAGAACTAGACCGG